CTCCAGATAAAAGCATCACTCGGACCATTGATCTGGTAAGGCACTTTTCCGTCATATATAAATCTAACCGAACCTGCGGAGTTATCTAGCTGCCAACTATTATAACCCTGAGAAGCTAGTAAAAGTTCACCACCGTCAGCTAGTCCATTGTCAATCTGAACTTTGTTGCTGGTCAAAACCCCTGTGATGTCTACACCTGTGGCGGTGGTGGCGAGTTTGGTTGCTCCATTATAAGTTAGTCCAACTTCTGCTCCTGAATTTATAAAAATATAACTAGCTGTGTCTGCTGCATTTCTAATCCGAAAATCATCCGCTAAAATCTTTAAGTTACCAGTGCCTTGATCGCTGATAAAACTATTAGACCCATCATGGTAAATCTGTAGGTCAGACCCAGCACCGAAGATGGCTTTGTCGTTATCACGAAAGGAAAGATCACCATCTATATTGGCATCACCATTAATATCAGCCCCAGTGGTACTGAGGTTGACCGCCTTAGAACCGATATATCCTGCCATTAGGTTTGCTCCATTACACTGATTACAATATCTGTTGCGCCAGATGCTGTAACTTTAATTATGTCTGTTGCTTCCATAACTACCTTACCATCTAACACAGAGAGTGATGATCCAGCAGGTATAGCTGCATTAGTTACAAGTTCTACATCTTGGTTTGCTTCATTGTTAGCACCTGACCTGTTAGCTGTATCACTTGATAGTGTAACTGTACCAGTAATCTGTGAGCCTGTAGTGTTGCCTAAAACTAACCCAAGGATTACTGCAGTGGTAGAACCTGCAACAGTATAGATAACATCTTCTGATGTAACCCCTGCTTTAGTTATGACCTTAAATGTATTTGCCATTTTCTTTTCCTATCTTATCCTAAAGCAATCGCTAGTGCTGTTGCCTCATCTACAGCTACAGTAGTTGCAAAGGCTGTAGTAGCAATTGTAGTATTGTTAGTGCCAGCACTTTGTGTAGGTGCAGTAGCTGTACCTGTAATTGTAGCACTATTAATTGTTGGTGAAGTTAGTGTTTTATTAGTTAGTGTTTGTGTTCCAGTAAGTGTAGTTACTGTGTTATCAATTGCTAGAGTTACTGTATTACTTGTAGCACTTGAATTAAGACCTGTACCACCAGCTACAGTAAGTGTCTCACTATCTAAATCAATAGCAATTGTACCAGAGTCTGTAGTGATGTCAAGGTCTTCTGCAGTAATTGCTGTATCTACATAATCTTTTACTGCAGCACTGGTAGGTAATGAAGTGTCATTATCACTTGAACCAATACCTTCTGACTCAGTTACAATAGCAGAAGCTTTAAAGTTATCTACTTCAATATTAGATACAGTATTATTATCTACATCAATAGTTTTGTTTGTAATAGTCTGAGTGCCAGTAAGTGTAGCTACTGTAGAGTCAATAGCTGCTGTTACTGTGTTGCCAGAACCAGTGGTAGTTATACCAGTTCCACCTGCAATTGTCAAGGTTTCACTATCTAAATCAATACTTAATGCACCACCACTATCACCTTGGAAGTCAAGGTCTTGAGCAGTTACTTGTGCATCTACGTAAGCTTTAACTGATTGCTGTGTGGGAATAAGTGTAGCAGAGTTAGAAGACATATTATCTTCATCAACAAATGCTGTTACAGTGATTGTACCATCTGATAAATTAGCAAAAGTAATGTCACCTGCAGATGCACCACCAATAGTTACACCATCTATCGTACCACCATTAATATCTGCTGAAGTAAGTGTGATAGAAGCAATTGTACCACCCTCAACTTTATCACCAGAGATCTGATCATTAGCTAGTGTAAGTGTACCAGCAGATACATCAAGTGTTTTACCTGAACCTACTGTAATGTCTGAGGTAGCAATAGTAGCACCATCAATAGTACCACCGTTAATGTCTGCAGTATCAGCTACTAGAGAATCAATATTAGCAATACCATCAATGTAAAGGTTACGCCACTCTTTACCTACTTCACCTAAGTCATAAGTATCATCTGCGTCAGGGATTACATGAGAAGCAATCTCAGAGTTTAACGTAATGCCATCTGTATCTGCATCACCTAATGTGATATTCCCACCAAGAGTAATATTACCAGCTACATCAAGATTACCTGCAAAGTAACCATCTTTAAAACGAAGTGATGTAGTACCAAGGTCAATGTCGTTGTTAGTTACAGGAACAATTAGACCATCTTGAAATCTAAACTGCTCAACAGATGTACCTGAGACATTAATAGAAAATTTAATACGATGATTAGTAGAATCTATTTCAATTTTATTTTTTGCTGTACCTACACCTGCGTCACCTAAGAATCCAATAATCGGACCTTCTGCTGCAGTACCGTCATGTGCGTGACCACTGGTTGCATTAAATGCAGCAACAAGTTGATCAAACTCATCATTAGAGTCTGATGCTTGAATAATGTCACCATCTGTATACGTACTCTGACGTGAGTAACCTGCCATAATTTATCTCCTAGCGGCTGCTTTAAATTCTAACTGAAAGCCTTTTAGTGAATAAGGTACTGATATACCATTATCCACAACACGTAATGCTATTGCAAAACCTGAACCTTCTATTGGTTGTCTAATCAATGGGTTTGACTGACCACCATATGTAACTGTTCCGTACTCACCTGTTCCGTACAAAGCTACAACTTTACTTGAGTCAAAAGGGTAAGCTGCAGGTCTTGCAGAGTTAGGATCTTCGTAGTCATACCTCACAAATAAATCGGAGTTTACAGACCCTTCAGGTGCATAGTTAATTACTGCACGTTGAAATTGTTTTCTAATTCCTGCATCACCCATTGTAATATCTGGCGACCTATATCTTCCAATAATAGTAGTGCCATCAAAAGTATTACCTTGTTCTTGCTGATATACATAGCCATCGTAACCACCATGTACTACATAAACAACACCATTTTCATTTATATGATCTGTACAGGAAGGTTGAATACCTAAAGTTTCAGCAAACTCATAACCTTCTGCAGTCCTGTGGGCAATAACACCTTTAGTACGTTCTTTAGTTCTTGCATCATTACCTGATGTATCACAAAAGAATATTCTATACTGAGTTTTATCAGGTACAATTAATGAATCAAACTCACTAATATCTGTATAAATATTAAATAGTTGATGAACAGGTGTACTAATTGAACCTAACTCAACGTCACCAATTCTTTCAGTACCAGCTACAGTTCTTAAACCATCTCGCCCTAAGAATACAATATCACCAGCAAACTCTTGTATAGTAAAACCATTCATACAACCAATGTTTCTAGCTACAGGTTGTAGTACAAAATCAGCTATCGTATTTCCGTCAAGTCTAAATATACGTTCTTCACAAAAAATAAATAAAGAATCACGAAAAGGAAATATACCTGTAATAGGACTATCTACCCTAATAGAACCAGCACCATTAGCAGCAGAAAAATCTGTAGGTGCATAAGGAGCAGTAAATATTAGCTCCTGTGGATTAGATGACATACCTGCAAAAAATAGTGCATTTTTAAATCCCGTAACAAATTGAGGGTCTGCAGGTGAATTAGTAGTATTAATATCTGTTACTGAATTACCTGATGTAAATAAAGAAGCACGATTAGCACCATCAGCAACTACAATTGTAGGAGTACCATTTAGATTATATCTAAAATGAGTATACTTTTTTGCCCCTGTCCTGCCACTATCTATTTCTGTCCAATACTGAGTTACCACTGCATCATCTGCATGAACTGCTGCACTTGTACTATTAGCACCACGAGTACAACCTATAAAAGTTACAGAGTCAATACTGGTGTAAGTAATTTGTTCTGTACCAATTAAGATAGTGCCAGTGCTACTAAAACCTTCAGTGCTATTTACAATAATACTTGTTGCTGAATTAGTTGTAGACCCATTTGTATTTGTACTACCACTAGAAGCTCTAAATATTTTAGTACCTCTAGCAGCTATAACTTCTCCCTCATGAAAAGCAGATAAAAGAACCTTTTCCGTTGAAGATGCACTTTGAGGTACAATGTTGGTATTCCATTTTACATACCCGTTAATACGCCTATACCCACCTTTAATGTCAGGCTCAAAATTTTGCAACTCAAAAGCCTGTCCTGGTTGCATAGTAAAAGTAGATCGGTTAAGAACTAACCCACCTTGACAAGGAAAAATAAAAGGATTTAGACCTGCTTCATCTGCCATTAAACTAAAGGTCTTCCAATAGGTGATCTATGTATTATAGTTGAACGGATATAGTCTGTCCTATTTGACAGTAAAGTTTGCATACTTTTAATACCTTGTTCAAAACGGGAAAAATTTAATTGATATTCTGAACCTTCACCACGGTATTGATAACCAAAGGCTGTAGCTCCATCTACAATTACTTGTCGATATTGTTCAGGTATTGTAGGTACATCTGTTGCTGTACTAAGGGCTGTTGTGTATACATAGTATTCATATTTTAAAGAGTATGCTTTATCTGGATAAGGGTACAAACCAAATTTATTATC